GATCTATGAACAGGCATAAAGAATCATCAAAAAATATAGCAAGAAATAACGGAATAAACATATCTTCTGCCAACCAAGATCTCATAAACTTAAATGAGGCGGAATATGATAGTGATTATACTTTCTTTGGGTAAAAAGAGTGACCACCCGAAGATGGTCACATAAGAGAAAGAGAGTGACAAGTGTAACCTGTCACCCTACATTTATCACAAAATTCTCCAAATGCGAACACCTAATTTATTATCTTCTACACGCACATGCGTTTTTATATCCCAACCTTTTGTTTTTGCTATATTTTTTATTTGTTGTATAGCTGCCTGGGTATTGATACATAGGATGAATACAGAAGAACTTGTTACCATATTATCCCAATCTACTATAATTCTCACACCATCTGGGTTCAAATCATCAGACTTCAATATGCCTTGTCTTATTCTCATTCTCTATAGAGCAATCCACAGATATGACTCTCGTCACAGGTAAGTTCATGTGCGTCCCTTTGCTTAAACGCATGGTAGTATTTGTTGCCCCCAACTTAGTTTTTAGATCCTGCATAAAAGACGTGTAGTCGATCTGCTGTTGTCCGCACCATGCCTTCAAAGGTTTTGGTATCAGGTAGGCACGTTTCAAGTCAGTTTCATAACGTGCAACCAATTTACCTCTTGGTAACGCTTCAGGTATAACGATATTAGTAACACCATCTTCTTGCTTACGCAGGTCATCAGTGCTTTTTATCCATAACACGTTGCTCCAATGTTCGTGTATGTAATCATTAAGTGTTTCTTCTACAGATATACTCATATCTGATACTTCATTTCTGCTTTCTTTTAGACGCTCTATAGCCCACTTAAATACTTTCTTCGGATCGTAGTCAACAAGACCCAAACGATTTGCCAATATAACGCCTGTCATACTAGCCGCTACCAGAGCAGACCAAAATCTATTCTCTGCTTTTAATCCTGCTTGAGTGTCTACTCTGACTTGTACTTTTTGTAGAAGCTTCTGTACTTCTTCCAAGTGGTTAATAACGTATTTTATGTATATCCTACCTGCGTGACCGTGGTTACGCTGTAGCTGTAAGTTAAACTTGTCTGTTTCTTCTTTCGAACCAAACTTCATATCTGGGACACGTATCTCCATAAGCCTCTGTGCTTCAGCTTTTGGCATTGCTTTGGCTGTGCTTATTTTTTCTATCAAACTACGGTTTGCACTTGTGACTGCTATAAGTTTCCAAGGTTTACCACGCTTTCGCTCTACGTTCCCACCTTGAGACATTCTGTTCCTTTGTTTACCGCTTGTAAGCTGATACACAAGGTCAGACAACTCCCTAGCCGAGGCGTTCGTAAGTTCGTCCATATATAATGGTAGACTGTGATACAGCTCCCCTCTGTTCATCATAGAGTTGTGCGTATCCTTTTCAAATATTAACAAGTCAGCGTGATTACCCCATACAGACAAAGCTGTGTTCATAGCTGTAGTCTTACCAACTCCTGACCCACCATTTAAGTGTAATCCTGCACAGTTTATTGGTAAAAGAGACATAAGAGGCGAACCAAATGACGTGCCAACCACAAACTGATGCAGTTCAAACCCATCACGGTTGTAAAAGTTAGCTAGATTCTTCCATTCTTCTAATGTGCCTTTGGGTTCAAATGCTTTCATCAACCCTGCTGTTTGTACCGATGGAGGGTTAGACCGCACGTCATCTTTACGTACCTCTTCCTTACCAAGCACAAAACCTCCAAGCTCTTCATCTGACCAACCAAACTGTGTGCGAGCCATGTCAGCTGTCGTCTTTGCTTGCAGTTGTGTTATCCATGTTGTTGTATACTTCATTATATCCTCCATACCCAACACAGCTATGCCTTCCATAGCTAGTTGTTTTCTAAGTTCCTCCCTAGATGTTACAGAAGTTAGAGGAACTGTAAACTCTCTAATACCATCTTGCGGTAAGTGTAATCGCATGACCACAGCTTCACCTGTGTCCTCGTCACGGATACGCTTAGTAACATATAAGTCATTCTGGTATATCATCTTATCTTCTGTATTGCCCTCCTTATCTTTGAAACGCATATACACGCCACCATTCGCCCCCCGAAAATACGGCTCTGGGTATAGAGGTATGTCTTTTGACGCAGGTGCTTTCTTTATACTCTTACCTAAAGATATAGGAGAGGTTATTTTATCCCAATGTGGGCATGCCGAGCATGGCTCTGGGTCTTCTTCCGCAAACTTAGCACACGTATAAGGACCTTTTATAAGCTCCACCTTCTCATCTGTTAGATGTTTGCTGTACTCTGGGTGTCTCTCAGACATCTTATGAACGGCTTTATCTGCATCGTTACAGAACTTTGCGATAGATAGTCCTGCTCTCCACAAGGGTTCGCTTATATCATGTTGGTTCTCCATTATGTTTTTTAACTGTTCGCATCCTGTGCCTTTCATGGTCTTGGTTAGTATGTTCTTAAAACCAAACTCTGAGTTTTCTATTATAGCTTTCTTAAACGCACTCTCTTCGTTGTCCACTTTGGTAGGTACAGTCACCCCCTCTTTACCAATCAATCGTGCAAACTCATCAAACTCCACGTCACGAAACTCACCTGTACCAAAAAACATGACAGGTTTATGTGTGCCACGTTTGTGGTTACGTGTGCCAGGAACTCTAAGTACCCGCGCAGCATCCGCAGTTACACCATTGTCTGCTGACAAGTTATGCTGTATACACATATCCTTCAGTCCCTGGGCCACGGGTAGCCACTCACCATAGGATACACTCTCTGTAAGCACCCAGTATACGTGTATACCATACCCAGAATTAATTAACATCGGGCGAGGTAGACCTGTCTCTTTAACAAATCTTTTTAAATCGTGAAAAGCTGTGTTTTGGTCAGGATATTCTTTACCGACACCGCAGTCCAAATCTAAGTAAAAAGAACTCAAGCTTTTTACGTTTGTTACTTTTCTATCATTGCTTGTTGTAAAAGTGGCTAATCCAAAGTATGCGTTTGTACCTTCAGCATCTAACTCATTAGCCCTGCTTATTACATCATCTATAGTTGCATGGAAGCTCTGTACTTTCTTGTCTCCAAGACCCAATACAGAATAGTATCCATCACCTAGAACTTTCTCTAAAAATTTTTTTGTTTCCATTTTTCCCACCTTGTGCCGAAGACACCACGACAAGATACGGCACGTTATCCTTTCGGCAAAAGCCTAGTCGTGGTGTAGTTCTATTAATCGTCCCAATCGTCAACGATAGAACTCAAGTCGTCATCAGCATCCTTGGTGGGAGGGGAGGGCTTTTTAACGACCTTCTTTGGCTCAGATACAGGCTCTTCCTTATCCTCTATAACCACAAGAGGCTCGTCGAAAGGATTATCTTCAGTCTCATTAAACACATACCCATCAGTTGCCTCGAAAGGATTTCTTTCTTCTATAGGCACGTACTTTATGACCTGTACGGCTCTTAAACGTAACGACACATTCTGCTTACCACCCATGTCATACGGATAAAACTGCACAGCCACATTGACTGTGCTACCTGTTGTCAACAAAAAATCATCTGGTAGCCTGTTACCTTTGGCATCAAATTGCAAAGGTTTTTGGGTTACTTTGTTTTTGTACGCCCCTTTCAGATTTGCCTTGTGCGTGAACATGCCATCATCGTCTTTGACAAATTTACGCTCTAATTTATCTGCCCACTTCTCTTTTTTGTTGGCTTGGTAACTCTGTGTCATAGCAGTAAACAATGCCTTTGCAGTATCATTATCCATACGAAACTGTATGGAATACTCTGCATTTGGAGCAGTGGGGTCACACGTCACAGACCGTCCTTCGTTACTATCAAAGTGATAAGTCGTGTTTATTTTAGGCCATAGAGCCTCTACGTTTTTTATAATATATTGTTCCATTTATCTCTCCTTCTCTCTATATTATAAGTCTTCATCTAGTTCCGCTAGGGAGTCTTCGCTCTCTGTTTCTTCGCTACGTTTACTAGATGCTTTCGTCAGTGCAGTAGCTACATCACTAACACGAAACCTGTAGGTCTTACCTATTTTTATATAAGTATCCTCTGGTATATGTTTCTGATGTACCCAAGCACGAACAGTCGATACAGACACACTAAAGTGTTTAGCTACGTCTTCTATTGTTATAAAAGGTTCATTCATTTCTTCCTCACAGAAATTGTTACTTCTTCTTCAATCTCTAATCCCTCTGGCTTAAGATCAGGATTTTCTTCCAAGAACTCTCTCATGTTCGCCTGATTGATACGTTTGTCTAGTAACTGCGGTGCATTCTCTTCCACAATAAGTCTGTGCATAGCATCCCATTCACTAACCCAGTATTTCTTTTTAGTCGAACGAAAGAACAATCCTTCAGAAGTTCTCACGCTTTCTACATTGTGAGCTTCACAATGATCTAGCATTGCCTGCTTTACGGTATCCATCTGCCGTATAAGGTTGCCATCTTCCTCCTTATACTTGGCTGACAGCATGGATCTTTCTGCTCGTATACGTAAATACGTTTTTGCCAACTTGTCAGGGGTTACTTTGTCACCCATATCTCTCTCCTATTCTTATTATCTAATAACATGTAATATCAAAAGATAACTTAGTCAAGCACTTCTTTGTAAAGTTCTATAAATTTTGTGTGTACGTTTATTTTTCTATCTAACAGTCTGTATACGTGCTTTTCTGCATCAGAACCTTGTAGTTGCACAACTGTGCATTTGTGTGTTTGTCCTGACCTATGCACACGTGCGTTTGCTTGGTCGTATGTTTCTAACGAACTTGTTGGCCCCCACCACACCACTGTGTTAGCTCGTGTTAACGTGACACCATGTGCTGCTGCTTGTGGTTGTATCACCAGGACAGTTGGGTCAGTCTCCTCTTGAAACCTTCTAAATATCTGTGTGCGTTTGTATGCAGGGACATCTCCACGTATGACCTCTGTAGCTATACCTTCCGAACGTAGCTTATCTGTCAATATATCTATGGCATGCTTGAAAGGTACAAATACAAGAACCTTTTGACTAGACTCATCTATCACCTCGCGTAGCACCTTGTATCTGTTCTTTATATCAAACTCTAACACGTCGCCCTCGTCTGTGTAGATTGCCCCCGCTGATATTTGCAGTAACTTGTTAAGAGTTACAGCCGCGTTTATGGCTGTTACTTGTTCGCCTGTGATATCTAACACAAGCTTTGTTTTTAACTCTTTGTAGTATTTCTTCTGTTGCGCTGTAAGCTCCACTTGTCGTTTCGTATATACCATAGGTGGTAAATCAAGACACTCGTCCTTCGTAAAACGTATGGCAGGTTGCAACGCTCTATACACTATGTCTGTAGCGTCTGGTCGTATCTTCCATGTAAACTGCGATACCTTTATCATAACCATATCTTTAAACGCACCAAAAAATCTTGGCACTCTATGGGGGCTAACAAGTTTTGCTAGACCATATGCGTCTGTAGGGTTTTGCGCGGCTGGTGTACCTGTCATCATCCACAGCCACGTGTTATCATGTATTAGTTGACGTAGTAGCTTCCAGCGCCTCGTTTGGACATTCTTATAATGTGTGGCTTCGTCTATAATAATTAAATCAAACCCACCTTTTTTGAGGTCATCTAGTACGATACCCACACCATCGTAGTTTATAACCACGTAATCTGACCCCTCTTGTATTATCTTACTACGCTTATCTGCTGACCCATGTGCTACAGAAACTGTACGATGCGTGGCAAATGTAAACAAGTCATCACGCCATGCACTATCCATAATCGAGAGCGGGCATACTACAAGCACTCTGTTTATTATACCTTGTTTCATAAGGAAATCAGATGCCCATATAGCACTTGCGGTCTTACCTGTGCCTTGTTCGTTGAAACAAAAACCTTTTTGGTTTATGGTAAGGAATGATGCGGTTGAAATTTGATGGTCAAATGGTTGGTATCTTCCTGTCCATATGTATTTTGCTTCTATGGGTGACGGTGATTTTATACCTAGCTGATTCAGGCTCTGTGCTTCTTCAAGCCCCCAGTTAACTATCACCTCGTTATCACCTACCTTCTTACTTTTAGGTATGGTATTTATAACTTTATCAGGGTCACGTAACCGTAGGCGTAAAGCCTTGTTGTCTATTATTTGCATTTCTCTTTCTCATTTTTTATATTTATTTTTTTCTAGGTCTTCCGCGTTTTCGCTTTGTGCTTTGCTCTAAGCTCTTCTTTGGCTTTTTTTGCAATCGCGGCTTGTCTTGGTTTCCCTGCGACTTTGGCTCGTTGCTCCACCACAGTAAGGATTTGAATCTTCCTAGCATACGGTTTATTAATGCGCTTAACCTTACGAGCAGTTGCTTGGGCATCTGCCACAGTGGCAAATTTAATAGGGACGGTATCTTTGGGGTTTTCATCTGTGTAAAGCCTCCTTCCTGTTCCTTTCGGTTTCTTTCCTGTTCCTGTCTTAGGATCTTTTGTCATTTCTTTTTCTTCTTCTGTCCATTTCTTGCCCTGTTCTTTGATGGGCTTTCTAACTTTGTGCCGTCTTTGTTTGAGCCACCTTTGCTTAACATCTTATTGTGTGACACGTCTTTGCCCTTACGATTAATCCCCTTTTTATCATAAGCCCTTCTAGCACGTTGGCGCTCCATCCTGTCTGGATGTTCACCTCGCTCTTTTTGTTTTTTATATTCCTTCTTGTAGGGTCTGGGTGATTTAGTGTACGGCATCAGTTACTCCCATTATATACACATTCTATTACCGCGCAGTGCCTACGGCATAATCCACTTGGTCGTGCGTTCCATATGTCATTATCGTGTGCGACTTGCATGCGATCATAGTTAGCTAACCATTTACCCCATAAGTCTGTCAACATATCTATTGTGTATTTTGCTTTTATAAATTTGTTAGCCACAACAAACATCAAAGCCGCGTTGACCTGTTCAACTGTGGGAAAGTGTTTAAATGTAGCCATCGCCA